TTCTGTACCCACGATTGACCAATTTAGGTCGTGGATACCAGAAACATTCGAGTTCGAGGCTTGGAGATTCATCGTAGCGCCGAAATGCGTGTCCTCTGACGATTTGAATCTCCTTGGTGCGAAATACCCAAAATCGAGGCCTTGGTGGTGGTTTGGATCTGAACAAGACGTTTTCTTGTACTCCCGGCAAAGAACGGATGCGTCTAGACGCGACGTTGTTAATGGAGTCATTAAACGTGCCACCCCCTTCCACGGCACAGTCATCATCTATGACGAGTTCGAGGCTGCTGGAAGAAATGTTGTTGCCAATTTCTCTGAGGACAGAGATGCTGCGTCGTTTCACCAATACTTGGAGGATGAGTCTCTTAGAACGCATAACACTTCAAATGTTCTTTTTGACGTGGTCGTGTGTTCACTTCCTTCCGATTATAATAAGACATCAGTAATGCGAGCTTTCGATTCGGTTTTGGAGAACGAAAGGTTGGCAAAGTTAGCAACAACAATACCTGGTTACCTTAACAAAGGAGCTCAGGTATGGATAAGGAGGTGTTCGATTTTGGATACCGATGGGATTAAACTACTGAGTGAATTCACTCAACTGTTTTCCCACGGGGTAGCCATTAATAATCCACTGTTGTCGGCAAATGCAACAGAGAAGTGGATCATTTTGACTGGTTTCGGCATGCGGAAATCCGGAGTTGAAAATCAGTCAAATGTACCGTCATATTACTGGAGTGCGGTACAACGTGTCCAATACTGGCAGCATGTCCTTCCATCAAGGATTGCTCCCAGATTCACCGAGCATGTCGTTGACCTAGACTATCTCATGCAAAGATGGCGTTCGGAAATGATTGCGCATCAGCGGATCAGAAAGCATGAGTGGTTGGGACGGCAGAAAATTGAAACGGATGAACACGTTTACGATAAATTGGTCACGGATGAAAAGTTTGTGGGTTCGAACATCAACATAGACGATGACAAGTCATTCGAGCGGCTAATAGAAACATGTCGCGGTTGGACGGCCAAGAAAAATTGGTCGTTAGTGGATCAAATCTCAGACATCAGAGAGGGGTATTATGGACCCGACATACGTCAGGCTCTTTATGACGTTATGTCCAGGACGGGATATGATCCAACCTTTGAGGAGATGCGCGAACGAGGACTCTCGATCGTGGAACTCCCGCCCATCGCTAGAGCTGCTGGCTCTCTAGTGGGAGTATGTCAAGTGCCACAGTTAAATACAGATTCGTCTGCGGTTGCGCCAGATGATCGTCTCATACGTAGCTTTTGGGAAGATCTGCTCAAGTGTGTGGCACGGACGGGTATCACGAACACGGATAATGCAACCTTTCACGCGTCTGTGGGGACACGACAAGGTGCTTCGTACTCTGGTCGGCGCTTGGAGCCCCAGGAGGTGAGCATTTTGAATGAATGTATAGTCCACACGCGTGAGAGGTACCACAATGTCGTATTCAAGGCTAAGAAAGTGCACCTGATTAAAAAGGGACTTTTGAATGCCGCCGGGTACGTGAAACATTTCTCTAGGGAGGTGTTGATATCTGTGTCTAACAACCAATCCACCATGACCAAATGGTGGAATAAGTCCTTCCCGGCTATGAAGTTGGGTGAGGCAATGCAACAGCCACTATTTTGGCAACTATTCGAGGACACGAAAAAGCATCTATACGGGGATGGTCGTGTCAGCTTTATAATTTGGGCCTTCGCCAAACTCGAAGTCGTTGCCAATCTAAAGAGATATTTCAATGACCGTGGAATGTCTAGGATCATCAGCACGCTGAATGGCGTACTAAGGGCTGTCACAACCCAAGTTGAGGGACCATACTTTAAGTGTTTGTATGGTTACGAGAACCCGTATCCTCAACTCGGGCATCCGTCGCTCAAAGAACGGAATGGTTTTCTTGTTTCTGAGGATTCTCAGAGACCAAGGACTCCTATTACAAATGGTTTGGCTCCTCCAAAGGTTGGTGCTCTACAACACGTCAATTGGGCAGAAATGGAGGAGAGACACGGCGAAGGCAATGTTGCTGGAGTCGGGTCTGATTTTTCTGCCTTTGACCAAACCATAACAACACTTTGGATCCTCGTTGAACATATGGTGAAACGTTCGGCGTTCACCGAAGAGGATCAAGTATATCTCGAACGCAATGCTAAACACGAGATATTTAAGACTGAGATTTTGCCATCAGGGAAAGTTCTACGAATCCTTGGTCAGCGATCAAGCGGTAAGATCAATACGTCTGGGGGCAACTGTATCGATAATGAAGTCGCCCAGGAGGTCAGGGTCTTATACACTATGAGAATCGTTCTTGGATTCAAAAATTATAGTGTGTGGGACATGGAACGTGATTGGCGTATTCACGTTGAAGGTGACGACGGTTTAGTCTTTGGGCGCAAAGACTGGGCCAAAAAGCTCATAACACACGGCCTGCAAGTGTGGATGGATCTGGGTTTCAAAACAGACCCCAATGAGCAAAAATATGCCACTGAGTTACACGATTTGTCGTACCTTTCTCACGGTGTGGTCAAAGTGACTCAGTATCACAGTGAACGACAGGTTCCGTCTGAGAACGAATATCCAAGGGGCAGGACCCGTGAACATTACGTGGATTCTTTCCATGCTATCCGCCCCTTTCATGAGATATTCCCGAAGATGACTATGGTTATCGACTACCGTCCGGGTAGCGAGAATTATAGAGAGGTGATGGCGTCGCGTCTCATCTCTTATCTTTGGATGTACTGGAGTATCCTGCAGGTGAGGATATTCTGCCTGATGTACCTCGGACTAATGGGGTTCACTGATGATGTGGAGTTCGAATTTTCGTATCTTGGTCCTCGTGGAGAAAAGCCAACGTCCATGCGCACAACAGTCAAAAGGATTTGTGCAGGCTTGTCCGCATACCATGGTGTGAAAATTGACGAAGGGACTTACATTGACCACAACGACCAAAGG